ATCACTATGTGCAAAATCCTGATACTCACCGGTCACAATCCGACCCAACGCAACGCGCTCATCAAGGCCGCTTGGACCTACTTCCACGCCAGCGGCGAACGCCACGGCTTCGGCGCCCTCTGGGTAAGCCAGTCCAATCGCCTCGCGTACATTAAAGGCAGCGCCCCGAGCCTCTCCGCCCGCCTTCCCGAGTGGGTCGATGGCTTCTCCGACGCCCACCTGTTCGAACGTCCCAGTAATGGCGGCGCACTCCTTATCCATGGCCGCTACGCGACTTGTGACGTCAACCTCGATAACACCCACCCGTTCATCGACGACAACCACGGTCTCGTCCACAACGGCGTGGTCTCCTCCTCCACCTACGAGCCGAAGCACTCGACTTGTGACTCCGAAATCCTCCTCCAAGCCTACCTCGCCGCAGGCAAGGATGGCCTCTCCAAGGTCGGCGGCTACGCCGCCTTTGGGCTCATCGACGCCCAACGCAATGCCCACATTGCACGCGACAACAAGGCGCAGCTTTACTGCGCCCGAATCCCGCGTCACGGCTGGGCCTTCGGCACCACGCCTGATGCTGTCCGCATCGCGACCACCTACCCGTCCCACGAGGTGAAGCCTTGGTCCTTCATCTCCTTTAGCCCGACTACCCCGCGCACCGGCAAGCTTGCCAAGTGGTCACTTGAGGCCCCGCCTCCGGTCATACCCAAGCCTGCCGAAACCGACCGATACCACCACTACAACGACTACACCGACTGGCCAACGAGGCACACCAGTGGGCGTTCATTCCAGCAGTCCCTCCTCGACACCAAATGAAAAACATTCTCGGCCCCTTCGCTGACTTTGTCCTCCGGGTGCGCTGGCCCTCAAGCCCAGTGCGCGGATCCCACCCCTAAAAATGAAAACCATCCTTGGCCCGTTCGCTGACTTCGCGCTTGGTGCGCTCTGCGCCTTGCTCGGCGTCATTGCGGTTCTCGGCTATCTCCTCATCTACGGCTACGATCCTACCAAGTTCCCGGACCCGCCGTTCCGCCGCCCCCCAAAACCCAAGCCCAACCAACCGCCAACGCCCCCGCCACCGTAACCCGGACAGCCAGGGCGAGCCCAAACGCTCGCCTTGGCTTCCGCACACTCGGGGCGGACGCCGGGGAACCCGTTCGCCCCCTCCCCCGCTCCCGCACGCCCGACCCTAGGGCCACCCCCTAGGGTCAAAATTTTTTCCCTCGCTTCGCTCGGGTTCCGCCTATCGGCGGAAGGGATCAGCGCCCCAAGCGGCGCCCAAACCATTAAAGATGCCGCCTATCGGCGGGAAGCAGGGGCACCGCGCTCCGAGCAGCGCCCCAAACCCAAGCAGGGGTTGCGGCTGCGCCGCTGGAGGAGGCACCGGCACCTGCGGTGCAGCCGCTGCACTCTCCACTGCTCACGCAGTGGCGCTGCTACCGCAGCGACGAGCAGGGAGGTTCCCCTGCACCCCCTCGGCCCCCCCACCCCCCGCCCCTTCCCCCCGTTGACACGGGGGGGAGGGGGGCTGCTGCGTCGCCGGGGCTCCGCAGCCATTGGGTCTACCAAGCCGGTTACAAAAAATTACACAGTCGCCCCGTAACGGAATACATAGTTGGCCCGTAACGGAAGCAGCCACTGTGTTTCCCGAGGGATTAAAGGGGGTAGGGGACGGGGGGCGAGGGCTAAAAGTTACAGAATTAAGCCATAAAAGTTACAAAATTAAGCCATAAAATTTTATATGTAATACTATGGGGTTGACATTTTTGGGGAGAATTCCCCATACGGGGAGCATGGGGAACAGGGCAACCATTAGGAAGGAGGTGGCCAAGGCGATTGTGGCTGCCGGGGAGAATGGTCGCAGCATTGAGGCTAGGCAGCCTGAGCGGGCGGCTAGGTTGTTGGAGTTGATGGCGGAGGGCAGGAGTTGGAAGAGTATTGTCCGAGATGAGGGGGTGGATTGGTATACGCTGGTGGGCCTGCGGGCTCGGCATAAGGGCTTGATTGAGAGGCGGAAGGAGATTGTGGCGCAGGATGCGATGGAGCTGATTGAGGGGGCTAGGATGTTGCAGCAGGAGAAAATGAAGATGTTGGCGGAAGATGAGGGCGCTCTTAGGCGTGTGAACATCAGGGACTTGGCCATGAGCTATGGCATCTATGCCGACAAATTTTTTATGGCCACGGACGGGAACAGGGTGACGATTGAGCACAAGGGTGGGGCTCCGTCGATTGAGGATGCCCGGAAGGCCATTGAGGAGGCGCGGGCCAAGCTCAAGGCGGATGCTTTGGAAGTGGTGGCAAAGAATGTGACGCCCCAGCAATGAGCCTAATGTGGCAGCCCCATCCCATCCTGAAGCCGCCTACGGCGGCGGAGATGGCGCACATGGACCCGGAGGGGTTGGTGAAGTTGCACAGTGTCTACCATGAGGCCATTGCCAACAGTAAGCGTGACCCCTATCGTTACGGATGGGATTTGCCGCATTGGCAGCGGGCGGAGGACATGATGTCTAGGCGCAAGACGCTTTTGCTTTTGGGTGCGAACAGGAGCGGCAAAACGATGTTTGGGGCCAAGAGTGTGGTGAAGGCGGCATTGGAGAATGAGGAGAGTTTGATTTATTGTTTTAGCCAGAATCAGGAGACTTCAATTTTGGTACAGCAGAGTGCTGTTCACACCTATCTGCCTTGGGAGCTCAAAAAGAAGGCTACGGAAGAAACCCACTACATCAGCTATTCGATGCAGAATGGTTTTGCCGGGAACGGCTTGGTGTTGCCCAACCGCAGCCGCATCATCTTCAAGACGTACAGCCAGTATCAGCAGAACCAAACCATCCTTGAGGGTATGGAGTTGGGGAGCCTGACGCCAAAGTGGACCAACATCGGGGCGTGGTGCGACGAATACCTGTTGGGAATGGAAATGCTGGACCGGCTCTATTTGCGTCTATCCACCCGTGGGGCCAAGCTCCTCCTGACGTTCACCCCCAAGGACGGCACAACTGAGACGGTGCGCTATTATTTGGACGGGGCCAAGACGGTGGAGTCGAGGCGGGCGGAACTTTTGAAGGGCATAGAGGTCCCCTATATTCAGGAGAACGATTCCAAGAACACGGGCATTGTTTATTTCCACAGCAAGGACAACCCTTGGTCGGGATATGAAGCAATAGCCGAGCAGTGTCGTGCCAAGGGGGACGACGCCTACACAATGACAGCGGCGTATGGGGTGCCGACCAAGACGCTTACGACGCGCTTCCCGGGCTTTTGCCTTGATGTCAACGTCATCGAGCCTGAAAAGGTGCCCAAGAGGGACACCACGCACTATATGGTGCTGGACCCTGCGGGGCGTAAGAACTGGTTTATGTGTTGGATTGTGGTCGATCCCAGCGACACTTGGTATGTGGTGGCTGAGTGGCCCGACATCAACGTGGGGGAGTGGGCCGAGATGCGGGGCGGGAGGTGGATGCACGGCCCCGGGGCCAAGGGGTTGGGGTATGGCATAGGCGATTATGTGGCTTTGATTGGCCAGATTGAGCAGGATGGGGGGCTGAAACCCTTGGAGCGCCTCATCGATCCCCGTTTGGGAGCCCAAAAATACCAGACACAGAGCGGGGCGTCCTCCATCATTGAGGATTTGAGCGACAATGGCCTAGTTTTTGTACCTGCCCCGGGGCTGGACATTGAGGATGGGCTACAGGCCCTGCAAACCAAGATGGCCTACGACCGGAAGAAGCCGATGGACAGCGTCAATCGGCCCCGCATTTACATCAGCAACCGCTGTCAGAACATCATCACGGCCATTCAAGAGTATACGGCTGATGGCGGGCTGGATGAGGCGTGGAAAGACCCTGTGGATGTCCTCCGTTACGCCGCCATAGCGGATATTCGGCACACTTCTCCCGGCCAAATGGCCATAACCCGCCCTAAGAATGCATTCTACTAACCTTGTGTCCTTCAAGGACCTTGCCAATGAGCTAAAAATCACCCGCTTTCAGTTGGCCCGTATCCGGGATGAAAAGCTGGCCCCCCACGAATACCAAACAATCGAGGGGAAGAAGTGGTTTACCAGTGCCGGGGCGGAAAAGGTGCGTCTTGCAGTGGCCGTGCCCCTAGCGGTGCCCAAGCGCATTCGTGTCCGGGCTATTAAAGCGGCCCCCAACCCCCATTGGATTTACTGCATCCCGGAGGTTGGGTTGGGGGACAAGATATTGGTAGCTGTCAAACCCAGTTGGTGTGATAGGCTATTGGGTAAACTTATTAACGTAGATGTCATTGAAGACGCCCAAGGTGGAAAATCATATCGACACGAGGCCCTTGGAGGGCGCTGACCCCACTCTTGATTTCAAGTGGCAAGCCGAGCATATGGATCGCCTGCTTGGTTTTGAAATCCTCACCCGAACCCTGAACGCCTGTTATCAACCAGTTTCCCCGGGGCGTTTAGCCGACAAGGTTGGGGCTAACAAATCATTCAGCAACAAAATTATTATTGGATTGCAGCGTAAGTTTGGCCCCAAGGAATGAACACGACCACCACTGAATCCCTTACCTATGTCGGGAAGAAGCCTGACGTTCTTGCCCTCAAGACCGCCTATGACAAGACAGTTAATGATTTGTCTTGGTATCTTAGCTGCACCCGTGACAGTTTTGACTACCGCCGTTGCATCTGGCCCAACAAAGCCAAAGACCTGCGGAAGTGGGGGGCGGATGCGTTCCCGTTTGAAGGGGCATCTGACACCGAGGTGCCCCTCATTAACAACGTTATCAACACTTACGTTGCGCTCTGTATGTCGGCGCTTTCGCGGGCGAACATCAGGGCCTACCCAGTAGAGATGGGAGACATTGGGCGGGCAAGGGTGACCTCCGCCTTTTTGAAGTGGATGGTGAGCAGCTACATCCCGGAATTCAAGCGGCAAATGGAGCTGGGGGCCAACTACCTATTTGAGCGGGGCATTATGGTCACCTATGTTGGGTGGAATAAGGAGGACCGCACGTTCAAGCAGCGACTTGATCTCCAGCAGATTGCGCAGGCCAGCCCGGACATGGCCAACCTCATCATTGAAGGGAAGACCGACGATCAGATTGCCAATCTTTTCACCCAGCAGTTTAGGGGGGTGACACTGAAGAGGGCCAAGGTTGCAGTGAAGAGCCTGCGGGACACGGGCAGCGCGGAGCTTTCCGTTGTGCGTCAGTCGATCAATGCCCCCTGCACCTTGGCCTGCGCCCCAGACGGGGATGTGTTTTTCCCGGCCTACACCACCGATTACCAGCGGGCGCCCTATTGTTTTATGCGCGTTCTGCACACGGCACAGGAGTTGCACAACAAGGCCGCCACAGACGGATGGGACGCCGAATGGGTGGATCATGTCACCTCTACTCAGCCAGTGAGTATTGACCTTAGTGATCCGAGAACCAACACCCAGACCAATCGCTCGGCTCAGGAGACCACCAACGAGTTGTACGAGGTGATTTATGCCTACCAGAGGATGGTGGACAAGGAGGAGAATGCACAGGGCATCTATTGCACCGTTTTCCATCAACGGTATACGGGTCGCTCAGATGAGCCCAAATACGCCAAGTTTGAGCTGATGAATGGCTATGACGACTACCCCTTTGTCGTCACCAAGTTGTTTGAGGACAACAAGCGCCTGTACGAGTTGGCCACGGTCCCGGAACAGTTAATTGGTCTTCAGTGGCAAATCAAGGGTGAGCGCGACAGCCGCTCCGACCGAAACAGCATGGCCACAATCCCCCCGCTGCTCTACCCCGCGACGGGGCAGCCGCCGTCGGACTACGGTCCTGCCGCCCGCATCCCCTATCGACGCATGGGTGAGATTCAGTTTGGACCCGTGCCACAGTTCAACCCCGGCTCTGTGGAATTGGAAAACACCATGCTACGGCAGGCCAACACCACCATGGGTCTCGACATTGAGAACCCCATGAGTCGCATCCGCCAACAGCACTTCGTGGACAAATTTTTGGCCCATGTTCGTGAGGTGATAAAGCTGGCCTTTAAGTGTTACCAACGCTTTGGACCTGAGCAGGTGTTCTTCCGGGTCACGGGCGTGTCTGATCCTCAGCGATTCTTCCGGGGCGACCCCAATGAAAACTTTGACATCGTGGTTAATTACGACGTCCTCTCATCAGACCCAGAAACCCTTGAGACTCAACTAAATCAGTTTGTTTCTCTTGTGCAATTTGACCGCAATGGTCGGATCAACATGGACCGCCTGCTGGAGGCTATGGCCTCGTCCATCAACCCCGCGTTGGCAGACGCCGTGCTTCAGCCCGCCGAGGAGAGCCAGCAGCAGGTGGTGAAGCAGGTGACGGATGACCTATCCAAGATATATGCTGGTATCGAGGTTGGGGCTCGCCCCAACGGTGCTCAGGTGGCCATGCAAACCATCCAGCAATATATGCAGCAACCCGATGTCATGCAACGCTTCCAGCAGGATGCGGCCTTCAAGGGGCGTCTGGAGAAGTACGTCCAGCAGTATCAGTTCCAGATTCAGCAGATGCAAAATGCCCAGATCGGGCGGATTGGCACAGCGCCCGCCCAGATGGGCGAGGTCCAAACTCAAGGCATCACTGCCTGAGCGAGGCCCACTTGGCCTTGATTTGTTTGTAGCCACTTGCGCCGAGGACGTCGTCCAAGGCGCAGATGCGGCCTGCAATCTGTTGCACTGATTCAGTGGTCCTGTCGTGAAGCTGGCTTATCCAGCCATCTCGCTGTGAATGTATGTCCTCAAGGAATTTAAGGAAGTCTTCATTATTGTGGAGACGCTCAAGGCTTTTGGGGTCCATGCCCTAAAACGTCATCTACGCTATTTGTGGTCAAGCATCAAAACCGTGTGTTAGTATGCTGCCCAATTCGCAGTCGCCATGGCGCAAAGATGGCGGAAAACCATGTCAGAAGTCGTTACGTCCAACTCGGCAGACGCTAAACCAGCCGTGGAAAACAAGCCAACCTCGGACGCCGCCTTCCTGTCGGCCCGAGTTGCCAAGCTGAGTGGCAAACCCACCCAGCCTGAGTCGGTTCCCTCCGGGGAAGCCAAGGAGCCAGTGGAAGCGCCCAAGGAGGGCGCCACTGAAGCCGAGGCCCCGCCCCAGAAGGAAGTTCTTTCAAAGGACGTTGAGGACCTTACGGATGAGGAAATCTCCGAACTTGCCCAGAAGGGTAAGAGCGGGTTGCTGAAGCGCATTGCCGAGCTCACCGCCAGACGCAAACTGGCGGAGGAGAAGGCGGCGGCGCTGGAGGCTGCCATTGCGCAGACTCGCCAGCAGCTCCCTGAGGCCAAGGTTGAGGACAACCCCTACGAGTCGATTGCCACCGTTGAAGACCTCCAAAAGCAGAGGGAAGAGGTGGACAGTTTCATCGAGTCGGCGGAGGACATCCTCTTTAAGGCCGAGGACCTTGGTAGTGATGAAGTCGTCTACACAAGCGACGACGGAAAGCCCTACACCAAGATGCAGATGAGGGAGATGCTCCGTAATGCTCGCCGTCGCCAGACCAAGTACATTCCTGCCCACTGGAAAGAGCTTCAGAACAGGGCGCAACGGTCGGCGGTGGAACAACAGTTCAAGGCTTTGGCCAAGAACGAGCTCTCGTGGCTTGATGGCGAGGACAATGACACTCGCAAGCGTTACGAGGCTATGGTGAGTGACCCGCGTCTGAAGCGGGCCAAAGAGCTGGTCCCTGAAATTGCCCCGCAGATTGAATACTTGGTGGCCCACGCCGCCAACTCGATCTACGGGCGGCGCACGCTGGAAATGGACTCAAAGCCCAAGACCCCCGCGCTGTCGCCACCGTCCACCCCGTCCCAAGCTGCTGCGGCCTCCGACCGGCCTGAAAACCGGATGGATCGCCAGCTAAAGGACATTGAAAGCCGATTTAAGACCACTGGAAGCTCTAGCGACTTCATCGCCCTCCGCGCAGCTCAAATCTCAAAACGAAAGTAAAAAAGTGTCCTTCTCAAATACCTACGATACCACCAGTCCCGGCTCTGCCGCCCTCAACCGCGAGGACCTGCACGATGCCATTAACACGCTAACGCCCTCGGAAACCCCGTGCCTTAGCTCCGCCGACAAGTTCAAATGCAATGCCACCTTCGTTGAGTGGGGCGTTGATAAGCTTTCTGCTCCCGTCTCTGACGCGATCAGCGAGGCTTCTGACGTCACCGACTTTGAAGACAAATTTGAGTCGGTTGCCCGCCTTGGCAATTACGTCCACAAGCGCCGCCGCTCCTTCCGCGTGAGCGACTTCCAGCAGGCCGTCTCTTCGGTTGGCCCGCAGGACATTGCCCGTGCTGAAATGAAGGCGGTCAAGGAGGTTAAGCGCGACGTCGAAAAGGCGCTCCTTGGAGTGCAAGATCGCTCGGCTGAAAATGGTGGCGGCGTGCCGTACACCATGCGTGGCCTCGGTAACTGGTTGGACTCCGCTGGTCCAGCGGACGTTCCAGCCGCCTACCGCACACCGGCTGCCTCTATCCACTCCTCGGGCACCTTCAATGAGACGGTGCTGAATAACATCATCACCTCCATCTACCGGCAGAATGGCACGACCAACTCGTTAACGCTGTTGGCCGACACGGCCCTACGCCGGGTGGTGACCGACTTCGCCCGCGCCGACACTCAAAGCGGCGCCCTGCGGCAGTACACTGCCGAAAGCTCGTCCGGTCTCATCAAACTGGCGGTCGGTCAGTATCAGTCGGACCACGGTATTGTTACCATCGTGGACATGAACCCCGACTGCGCCCCGGACACCACCAACAAGGATTCGGGCTACATCATCAACCCCGACTATTACGCTGTGGGCGAGCTCATCCCGCTCGGCTCCACCCGCCTGCCCAATATGGGCGGTGGTGAGCGTGGTTACGTTGATTGGACCGGCACCCTCAAGGTGGCGCATCCAGCGGCGCACGGTAAGATTACTACCCTGAGCTAATAACAATCAAGGAGGAAACTAACATGGCTAAAGTTGCTATCAATGAGTTGGGGGTTTTTACCGACGTTGTCAGTCTGGATCACAACGATCTGATTGCCATCGGTAATGGCGGCACCCGCATCATCGCGCAGATTCCTGCGCATGGCGCGGTGGAGTTGGTTGGTGTTGCCAAGACGGTGGCGGTCGCAGGCACCAGTTCGCTGGTGTTCGATATCGGCACCACCTCGGCAGACCCTGATGAGTTCATCAACGCGCTCGATGCCGACGCGATGACCAACCCGGTGTTCAACACGGGCGACCAGTATACCGCTGGCACCGCGACGAACACCTCGGGTCTGTCGCAGGCGGTGAAGCAGGGCGCGGCGGTGCAGGACGTCTACATCAAGGTGACCGACGCGGCCATTGCGTCCATCACTGCTGGTAAGTTCGTGATCGGCCTACGAATCATCAACCTCGCCAAATTCGCCTAATCAGCCCGTAGGGCTGGTACAATGGGGCTCCCTCTTTGGGGGAGCCCCTTTTTATGCACATTGTCACCAGCCTGCCCGGAACGGGCGCGGTTAAAGATGCCTTGATCCGAGAGATTCGCACCGGCTTTGAGCTGGTTAAGGTGAATGAGAAGCGCGATGAGATTATTGCCGCCCATGAGGCCCAAAAGTGGAGGGGGCACAAAACAATCCCCGGGCTGGGGAAAGCAGTTGCATTCTACCCACCCGATGAGTATTTCCGACTCATTCGAAAATTTGGACGCCATGAGGTGAACAGCAGGGAATTCATCCGCTACCACCAGAAGAAGTTCCCCCACCTTGCCCCCAACCGAGTCTGATGCAAACCGACACCTTCAGCAATCTGCTGACGCTCACCAAGGGTCTCACCGGGAACACCGCCTTCACAGAAGAAGAGACGACGCTGGTGTCGTCTTTCATTAACCGGAGGTTGTACAACGCCTACCGGCGCAACCAATACTGGCCCCGTTATTTTGTGGCGGGGGAGGCTCGGTCAATTTCTGGGGGGGTGGTGCCATTTACACAGGCCACCCTAGACCCCATTGACACGTTCCTGCGTATTTACAAGGAGCCGCCCTATGGCACAAGCTCCGTGCTGGAGTTGAACTTCTACACAAACGCCGATGGCGCCACACTGGTTTCCCCGCCAGATGGCCTTACAGCGGTAAATGTAGACTACAAGAAACGCTGGGACGGCGACTATAACACCACCACCAACACACAGGTCCCCAAGGAGTTGTGGCAGTATGCAGCCCACGGGGCGTTTGCCGACTTCCTGCGCTATGACGGCCAAAACGAAAAGGCGGCATCCGAGGAGGCATACGCTGAGTCGTTAATTGTGTTAGAATTGGAGAACATAATGAACCAGCGCAATTTCAACACCGTGGGCAAGCGTATCCGCTCCCACACCAGTACGCAGGCTCGTCACTAAACATTCACCAACATGGCCAACTCCCGAATTGTCAATACCCCGTCTCAAGCCATTCCCCAGTATGGCACCACACACACTCAGGTGACCATTGGCAGTACGGCTGCCGCCATTAGTCCCTCCCTTAACGCCGACACCACCCACGTTTTTGTGCAGTTTACGGGGGCCAATGCCCGCGTGACGTTTGACGGGTCCACCAATCCGACAACCTCGTTGGGTTTCCAGTATCCCGACGGTTCCACGGCCTATTGGACGCGGACG